GAAGCATGGGCCGCCACGATTGGGCGGAAAGGCCCCGCCGGGGCGGGGCAGGCTCACGGGCTTCCGGCCGGCCGCTACTCGACCGGGACGACCACGATCCCGTCGGTGCTCTGGTCGACGATCGTGTATTCGAGCGTCACCTGCCGGGTCGCGATCGAATTGACGTCGCCGCGGCTGCGCGTGCCCCCCATCACCAGCGCCCGGGCGTAGATCGTGCCGAGCTCTGGGTGCGCGATCTTGATCGAATAGACGGTATCGGAGGCGATCGCCGCATCGAGCAGCGCCTGCCCGGCGTCGGACGGGTCCTCGCCCATCGTGATCGTCTGCGATCCGATCTGGTATCCGCCCTTGGCCTTGCGCATCCCGCGTTCGGCGATCGGTTGCCAGGTCACCAGCTCGTAGATGCGCGAAGGGATGTCACCGAGGTCGCTGACCTCGCCCACCGTGGTGAACACGAGCGCCTCGTAGCCCGCCTTGTCGTACGTGGCGGGGGCAGACGCCGAAAGGCCGAGCGTCGTCCCGGCCGAGGTAAAGACCGTCATCTCAGTTCTCCAGTTTCTGGGCCCGGTGATCGTCCGGGCAGGTCATTGCCGGGGGAACGGCAATCTCGGGGATCAGCGGGCCTTGCCGCGCCGGATCTTCTTCGCGCCGGCCTCCTTGAACAGGCGCGTCGGGCGCAAGTCGTCGAACTGCTGCCGCGGCAGCGTCACTCGCCCTCCCTTGCGGATCGTGCGGCCGTTCAGCGTCGTCTCGCGTGTCGCGATCGCGGCGATCTCGTCCATCTCAGCGCTCCTCCGAATAGGTGACCATGAAGTCCTGGCTGCCGCGCCACCCGGCATAGGCAGGGTCGTGAAAGTCAGGGCCCGCCGAATCTGTGTGGATCGTCACGCCGGAAATTCCGGGGACCTCGGGATAGAGCTTGTCCGCCGCGGCCCGTCGCACGGCGCGCAGCACGGCCTTCTGTTGCAGATAGTCCGCGGCGATCACCGTCGCCTGCACCCGTTCGCGGACGTGCCGCCGCGAGCCGGGCGAAGGCAGGTTGCGGTCGACCTTGGAGACGCTCTCCAGCATGACCAGCGGCAATGTCGTTCCGAGCGGGGCGGGCCCGGCGAAGATCCCTTTATTCGGCACCATCGCAGTCAGCGGCCCGTTCGCCACCAGCACCGCGCGCAGCGCCGCCACCCCATCCATCACGCCGCCTCGTCGATCGGGGCGACGAACCCGGTCTTGCCGGCCAGGTAGTCGCGGATCTTCGCCGCGAAGGCCTCCGCGGCCTCGTCGGCCTTCACGTCGAGGGCTGGGCGCATGAACGGATGTGCCGCGTGCCCGGGATGCTGGATCACTCCCGATACGAAGTCGTCCGGCCCCAGCTTCATGGGCCGGCCCGCGATCGAGCCTTCTCCCCCGGCCGCCCTGCGCACTGCAACGCGGCCCTCGCCACGACCCGAGCGCGCGATGAGGTGCGGATCGACGCCGTACTCGGCGAAGTAGCCAAGAAACCCGTCAGGCCTTCGCTCATCGACATAGACCCGGATAGAGAGTGTGCCATCTTGGTTGACGCGCGCCGAGCCTGATCGGATGGCGCGCGCCATCCTCCCGGTCTGCTTTGGCGCTCGCGCCCGCGCTTCATCGCGCACGACCCCTGCTGCCGCAGTGAGCCCGGCCCGGTAGGCGCTCTTCTGCAGGTTCTGCGGCAGCGCCGACAGGTACCGGTCGAGCTCGGCGAGCCCTTTGACCGGGAAATCCCGGCTCATTCCGCCAGCGCCACTCCAGACTCGACGATGTTCAGCCGCAGCACGCTGGCCGACGTCGCGAAGCCCAGGAACACGGGGTAGTCCCCACCGCCGAGGTCACCCACGGGGCAGATGCCACCGGCCGTCGCGCTGAGGTAATAGGCCACCCCGGCCGTCACCGTTCCGCCGATCGTGATGTTGCCCCTCTTCTGCACGCGCACGGGCTGGCCCGCCGCTGCACCGTTGAGCGCGACGCCGAGCGGGGATCGCGCGGCGGCCGTGGCGCTGTCGCAGTCCGCCAGCTTCAGCGTGCCCGTTTCCGGGTCCAGGTACACGACCTGCCCGGCGGAGATCGTCGCACCCGCCGTGCCGTCCACGACTTCCGCGTTGCCCCCCGCCACGACGTTGGTGGCGGTGATGCTGACATCGCTCATTCTCGGTCTCCTTTCAGGGCTCCTGGCCCTCAGTGGTTAGCTCTTCGCAGAGCATCTCGAGGCCCTCGCGCCGCCCGAGGACGGCAGGGCCCGCGACGATCCGCAGCACGCGATCGCCGATCTTCACCCGCATCTCGCCGGTGATGTCGTCGCGATAGCGGGTCCTGATCCGCACCGGCCGCCGGGCCAGGCTCACGCCGTCGGGCAGGCTCTCCGTGCGGCTCGGAAGCAGGTCGAGCACTTCCGCCCACTCCTCGGCATCGGTCGGCAGGTTGGCCCAGGTGTAGATATTGGTGCCGTAGGTCTGCTCGGTCGTGGCCGCGCGGTGCTGGAACGTGATGACGGTGTCGAGCCGCCCCGCACGGAGCTTCATAGCACCGGCATCCGATAGGGGCTGCACAGCGCCTGGAAACCCAGTGGGACCTCGCCGCCCAGCGCCCCCGTCGCCACCACCGCCTCGCGGTTGAGGTAAAGGTGCGCCGCGAACATCCGCGCCGCCTGCACCAGCGAAGGCGGAACCTTGCCTGCGGGCAACCCCGCCGAGAAGGTGATCGTCACCCCGCCTGCGATGCCCTTCGGCCAGCTCGCGCCCGGCTTCGGCATCACCTCGCTGGCCGGGCCGACCCGCAGTTCGGCGACGTCGCCCACCTGTTCGGTTCCCGTCGCGTCCAGCCAGGCGAAGCTCAGCAACGCGCTGACCGGGCGCACGCCCAGCCTCACGCGCGCCGGCAGGCTTTCGGCCTGCCACACCATCGCGTGTTCGCCTTCGCGGGGTCCAAGGATCAGCCCGGTGAATTGCTCCACCGCGTCCACGGCCGCGTCGCGAAACGCCCCGATGAGATCGTCCTCACGAGATCCTGTCACCCGCAGGTGACCTTTCAGGTCCGCCAGCGGCAGGATCGCCTCGGCGTACCCTTCGGGCAGCGCGAACGGCGCGAGCTCGAACGTCATCGCCTGCTCCCGTCGCTCCCAAAACCTCGCGTGACTGAAACTGGAGCGGACCGGCGACAGTCGCCGGTCCGCTGGTCAGCCCCTCAGGCCTGGTCGGCCACCGGCTGAATGTTGGCGTGGCCCAGCAGCGCCACCGCCGCCAGCGGCGTCCCGGTGGCGTGGGTTCCGCTGAAGTCGGCGAGCAGCTTCAGGTAGCGCTTGCCGCCCTTGTAGCCGAAGCGATAGACCGCCGCGGCAGAGTGGGCCGAGGTCAGCGACTTGATGATGCCGCCGGAGCCGACGCTCGAAACGCCGAGCATGTCGTCGGCCGTGACGGCCGTGTAGCTCGCGTTGTCGTCGCTGTGCGTCAGCTTGAACTCGATCTTGTTGCTGCCCGAGAAGGTGATGCCGCCGACGCCGATCGCCAGGACGATCTCGGCGGCACCATAGCCCAGCAGGTCGACTGCCGCCGGGGTGTTGTCGTCGTCGAGCTCAGCCGCGCCGATCAGCACCGCGGCCTTGAGGTCTGAATGGATGTCACGCATGGGAAAGCTCCCTTCTGCAGGAATTGGGGGTCGCGGCGCATCGCCCCGCCGCCGGGCTCGGTTGGCCCTGCCCGGCTCCCGCCGGGCAGGGCGTCATCCGATCAGCTCTCGCACTTCAGCAGCTTGATCGCCTCGAAGTTGACGACGCCGCCGCCCACGCGCTTCGTGGTGTAGAAGTTGACGTAGGGCTTGTTGGTGAACGGGTCGCGCAGCACCCGGATGCCGATGCGGTCGGTGATCAGGTAGCCGCGCTTGAAGTTGCCGAACGCCAACGGATACTTGCCGGCGCCCAGCTCGTCGATGTTGTCGTCGGTGACCACCGGCTTGCCCAAGATCGTCGCTGGCATGTCCGCCGTCGGGGGCGCCCACAGGTAATTGTTCTGCCCGTCCTTGAACTTGCGGATCGTCCCCAGCGTCGCATCGCTGGTGAGGAAGGCCGCGCCGTTGCGATAACCGGCCTTGAGCGCATAGTAGAGATCGACGATCGCATCGGCCGGGTGCGAAGCGGCGAAGCCGGAGGCGCCGCCGGTCTTCACGTAGCCGATCTTGCCCCAGGCATAGCTGGCGTTGGCAACGATGTCGTAAGACGTAATGCCCCGCGGTTTCTTGATCCCGTTTCCGCTCCAGAACGCCGCGCCTTCCTGCTCGGCGAACTCGGTCGAAACCTCCTCCGCAAGCCAGCCCTCGACATCGAACGCCGCGTCGTCGAGCGTGCGCTGCGTCGCGGCCGGGTTGGCATAGAGCTCGCCGCTTTCGACGACGATCTTCGCCAGCGTCGGCGTGTCGGTCTCGGGTCGGGCGTCCTCCTCGCCGACCCAGCCCGAAGCCGCACCACCGAGGTTGACCAGCTTCGTGTATTCGTCGGTGCTGACATTCACCACGCGCGAAAGCGACCGGATTGCCGAGACGGTCCCGAGCACGCGGTCGATCCCCTGCTCGACTTCCTCCGGAACCAGGTATCCGCCGTCGGGATCGCTCTGCGTCGTCAGGCCGGCCTTGACCTGCAGCTCGCGCAGCGTGCTCTCGACCTGCTGGTCGCCGCGGCGGAACCAGCGGTTGAAGGCGTCCTTGTGCGCCTTCACCTCGGCGGGCGGCGCATCGCCGCCGCC